ACGACGGTGAGCTATACCGCGTTTGGCTCGTCGTTTAACCGTGAAAACGCCGATCAGTGGATGATTGGGTTTGGCTCGCAGCGCTCCGACACTAACGCACTAGAGACAGCACCAACTGGACTCACGAACGTGACCAGCCTGACCGGGACTGGCTGGGAGATGGTGGCACACGATTCAAACGCAGATGCAAACTCATTCGCTACGGCAAGCACCACCGTCGTAACGTCCGCAGCATGGCGAACGATTGTGTTTACCGTTTACGAACAGACATATCCAACTGGTGGCAGTGCATTGTTTCTTCCAAGGGGTTTTGATGGAGGCTATGTAGCGTGAGCCGAGAAAAGAAGTACGCAGGCACAACCTCCAATATGCTGACGATTTTTGTGCAGTCCACCGCATCTACGACGGGCGGAGGGTTGGCTGGTTTGACTCATTCGACTTCCGGGCTAGTCGCAGAATACCGCAGGCGTGGCCAGTCATCCTGGACATCGATCACGCTGGTTTCCAAGACCCTTGGGACGTACACAAGCGGCGGATTTGTCGCCGACGGAAGCCTTGACGGGGCTTACGAATTTGATCCTCCTGATGCCGCTTTTGCTGCGGGCGCTGAGTGGGTTGCGATTCGATTGCGTGGCGCTGCGAACATGCTGCCAGTTCTGCTGATTTTTGAACTGGATGCGGTCAATTATCAGGACGCTACCGCGTTTGGATTATCCCGGATAGATGCTGCTATTACTTCGAGGATGGCAACCTACACGCAGCCGACTGGATTCCTTGCCGCAACGTTCCCGACGACCGTTGCCAGCCCGACGAATATCACTTCGGCAACCGGTGTTGTGCTTGCTGCGACAACGCACACCGGGGCGGTCATTCCGACCGTTACCGCAGTGACAAACGCCGTCACCGTTGGCACCAATAATGACAAGACCGGCTACAGCCTGACGCAAGCGTTTCCAGCCAACTTTGCATCGCTTGACATCAATGCTAGTGGTCATGTTTCGAGGGTTGTTTTGGTAGACACGACGACAACCAATACCGACATGCGCGGCACCGATGGAGCGGCATTGGCGACGAACTGGACCGCAACGAGGGCTGGGTATCTTGATGGCGTGCTAATCGCAGCCAACTACAACCAAAGAACTGTCTCGGTGACTGGATCGAATCACGTAGCCGCCGACATCCACGAACTACAGCCAGCAGTGATTGACAACACCCACTTTGCAGCGGGTGCGATCGACGCCAACGCGATCGCGGCGGATGCCATCGGTGCCAGTGAGCTGGCCGCAGATGCTGTCACTGAAATCGTTGCAGGCATGGCGACTCAGCCGCAGCTCGTTGACCTGGCGACGATGATTACCAACGATGGGACGGCCAATGCCAGGTTCTCGACGTCTGCCCTCCAGAACGCTCCAACTGGCGGCGGAGGTGGAACTGGCACCGGTGCCCGTACCGTCACCATCACCGTTACGCTATCGGCTGCACCCGTCGAAGGTGCATCGGTGCGACTGACGAAGGCCGCCGAGACGTACGTTGGCACCACCAACGCTAGCGGGGTGGTCACGTTTAATGTTGACGATGGCACCTGGACCGTCTCGATCACATCGCCAAATGCCACATTTGCCGGCGCGTCCCTGGTTGTTGATGACGCCGAGACAGTTTCGTACAGCCTCACCGCAGTCTCGATCACACCGAGCCCAGCGGGACAGATGACAGGCTATTGGACATGCTACAGCCACCTGGGAGTTGTTGAGTCAGGTGTTAGCGTCACGATGCAGCTTGTTGACGTGCCCAAGGGATCGAAGGGCCTGGCTCTCGACTCAAAGACCCGCACTGTCACAGCGAACGGTTCTGGCGTAGCTCAGTTCACTAACCTGTTCCCGGGATGCCGGTACAAGGTTTATCGCGGGGCAGCCGACAACAAAGCGTTTTACGTGACGTTGCCAGAGGTTGCACCTGCTGACCCTGTTGAACTAGGTTCGTTCTACGGCGACGACGAGTAGTGAGAACGCCAAAGACCAAGGAACAACTTGCCGACGAGTACCGCGCACATCGTGAGAACATGGCGCAGCGGATGCGCGACAAGTACGCCGCCGCATCGGACATCGGCGAAATTCCGAAACCAGCGGATCCCGTGCGTCGAGCTGAGGCTGAATCGAGCCTGCGTGCGTTCTGCGAGATTTACCGGCCCGCAGCGTTCCACATGGGCTGGAGTGAGGACCATCTTCGGGTGATTGATCGCATCGAGACGACCGCACGCTCTGGCGGGCTGTTTGCACTGGCGATGCCTCGCGGATCCGGCAAGACAACCATTTCGATCACCTCCGCGACCTGGGCACTGCTGACAGGCCTGCGCAGATGGCTGTGCCTGATCGGTGCGACTGAACCAAAGGCCCAAAAACTCCTCGATGGCATCAAATCAGAACTGCGTTTCAACCCGCTGCTGCTCGCTGACTTTCCGGAAGTCTGCCTCCCGATCGTGAAGCTGGAAGGGAAGACAGCCAGGACCAACGGCCAGACCTACCAGGGCCAGCCGACCAGTATCAAATGGCTTGCCGATAACCTCCGCCTGCCGACCATTGAGGGATCGGTTGCATCGGGTTCCATCGTCTCGGTTTGCGGGATAACTGGCGACGTTCGCGGGCAACAGGAAACGCTTCCCTCTGGCGACGTGATTCGGCCCGATTACGTGCTTCTGGATGACCCGCAAACACGGGAATCCGCCAAGTCGGCCACACAGACAGACGACAGGCTTGCCATCGTCAACGGGGACGTTTTGGGCCTCAGCGGGCCGAAGGTGAAGATCGCCGGAGTCATGGCCTGCACCGTGATTTCCCGAGGCGACCTAGCCGACCAGTCGCTGGATCGATCGAAATCTCCCGAGTGGCACGGCGAACGCACGCAGATCCTCTACGGGATGCCGACCAACATGGACCTTTGGAACAAGTACCAGGAGATCAGGGAGGCATGTTTCCGCAACGGATCAGACACCACTGAGGCGACCGCTTTCTATCGTGACAACCAGGCAGCGATGGACGAAGGCAGCCGCCCAGCCTGGCCGGATCGATTCAACGACGACGAAATTTCAGCGCTGCAGAATTGCATGAATCTTTACTTCCGAGACGAGGCTGCATTTTGGGCTGAGTATCAGAACCAGCCGCTGGAAATCAAAGCGGACGATCGCATTCTCACCGAAGATGAGATCACCAAGCGGATCTCAACGACGCCAAAGGGAATCCTGCCATCGAACAGCACCAAGCTCGTTGCATTCGTTGACGTTCAGCAGGAGCTGCTGTTCTACGCCGTGACTGCCTTCCGCGATGATTTCACTGGTACCGTGATTGAGTACGGCGCGTACCCTGGACAGAGAACGACCAATTTCAGGATGCAAAGCGTTCGCAACAACTTCTCGAAGCTCTGGCCCGGCGAGTCATTGGAGGCGAAACTGGCGAAGGCACTGAAGGCGATCGAGGATGAGTTGATCCATCGCCGCTGGAAGACCGAAGACGGTTTAGAGTTGCCGGTTTCAAGGATGATGATTGACGCCAACTGGGGTCTGTCTCGGAACATCGTTTACCAGTTCTGCCAGGGAAGCGGCAGCCGCTCGATCCTGTTCCCATCACACGGACGAGGCGTGGGTGCGTCATCTGATCCACTGAACGCACACCACACCCGCAAGATGGGCCGGGCTGTCGGATCGCATTGGCGGATCGATCGAGCGAAGGACTCGCCGATCAGACACGTCCTCTTTGATGCGAACCATTGGAAGTCATTCCTGCACAGTCGCCTAGCAACCGAACCAGGCACACCTGGGAGCCTAACGCTGTACCAGGCAAGTCCGCTGGAGCATGAGACGATCGCAAAGCACCTCCGCGCAGAGTACGCCGTGAGGACTGAGGGCAAGGGCCGGACGGTCGATGAGTGGAAGATCAAACCGGATCGACCTGACAATCACTGGCTGGATTGCCTCGTTGGTTGCTGCGTGGCTGCTTCGATGGAGGGCTGCAAGCTGCCATCCGATGCAGGCCCGAAGCGGAAGCGATCGACAGCGGCGATGCCGAATCCAAACGCTGGCAACGAGCCGCAGCAACCAGAGGCACCACAGCCTGACCAACCACCACAGAGGCGAGATCGAGGAAGGGTAAGTTACCTATGAGCACGAAGCGACCAAGACCGCCAGTTGTCACTAAGACGCTACCATGCTGCCCGCACTGCCAGGAATGTGGCGGGCTGGTGAAACAGTCTGGAGCGTACCAGACAGCGAACCATCCCGAACTGGGGCAGTCAATCAAACGGTTCCGAGTCTGTTGCAAATTCTGCAACCACTTCTCAATCCTGCGAGAAATTTCAGAATTCCCGCCTAAATGCTCAGAATCTGATAGTTAGCATCGGCTTAAAAACGCGTTTTTCGGTTTCTATGTTCGTATGAGCAACGAAGCCGATTTCTCTGAGCGCAACCGCAAGCTCGAATTCGCCAGATCGATGGCCACCGCACTGGAGGAGCAGATCGCCTCCGGTGCCGGGATCGTGTCCGTGTCGGTGGACGGCACCAACGTTCAATTCGACCGCAGCCAGGCGATGAAAGAGCTTCAGTATTGGCGGAAGGAAATCACCCGCTACAGCCGCACCCGTTCTCGTATGTCGGGAATCAACCTGGGGAACTGCCATGATTCGTGAGGCACCAGGTGTTGCAAAGCGATGGCTCCAGAGTTTCGGGCGATACATCGCCGCCGAGCCTGGGCAGCAGCGCCGCGATCCAGGCACCCGCATCCAGACCAGCGATGCACTGCTGGGGCCTGACAAGCGGCGCCGCGTCATCGAAGGTGCTCGGGAACTCAATCGCAACTTCTCGGTCGCTGCATGGGCGATCCGCAAGCATCTCGACTACGTGAGCACTTTCACGTTTCAGGCTGCGACTGAAGATGCTCAGTTCAACGAGCAGCTCGAAAGCCTCATGGCTTGGTACAACCGCCCGATCAACTGCGACGTGGCGGCCAGGCATTCGCTCAGGCGGATGATTCGCTTGGCTGAAGCTCGCCGCGTCATCGATGGCGACGTGTTTTTTTTGAAGCTCGCCGATGGACGCCTGCAGGCGATTGAAGGCGACCGGATCCGCGACCCGCAATCCATCACCGATGCCACGCAGCAATGGATTCACGGTGTCCTGCTTGGGCCTGGTGGACGTGTGAAACGGGTTGCAGTGCATGAACGCACCAAAGATGGCAATTACATCTTC